TACCGTCAGGCCACCAGTGTTGCCGCTTTTTAGCAGCGCGCTGGTCGCGCCCGGGTTGTCGCTGGGGGTCAACAGCCCCAGCACATTCGTCGCCGTTGCCCCCACTACGCTCAGCGCGGCGCCGGTGATGGTGTGATCGGATGACGCGATAATATTGTGCTGCCGCGGATGATGCACATCGGGCAGGACGGCATGACTGCCTATCGCTGTCGCGATGTCCGTCGCTACCCAGGGCGCTTGGCTATGGGCAAGCACCCCTGTATGCAGCGACCCATCCAAGGCATGTTCGCCTACAGCCGTTCCACCGTTACTCCCACCCACCCCGGCTAGATAGCGCGCCAGCCGCTTTTGGATGTAGGGCCACGCAATCTCGACATCAACCGCAATCTGATTCGCCATCACATCCCCAATCAAATAGGGCGCCATTCGTCCCCATCACGAATGGCGCCCTATCACGAGCCAACCAATTATATAGGTTTATCGACCGACAACAATCCCTTGTCAGTCGCCCTTATCCCGGCTCCATCTGTGTCACCATCCGGCGCCCCACATCATAGGCCGCTGCTATCACAAAATCGCGCGCCAGATCCGCCACCCAGCTATCGACCGTTGGCGCCCCCGCTGAGCGCACCCAGCGCCCAACTGGCAGCAAGCCCGGCTCCACCAGGTTGCCCTGGGCCGTGCGCAGACGCTCCTGCTCATCAATCAGCCATGCATCATCGTTCGCCGCCGGCGCCTTGCGGATTTGCAAAATCCCATCTACCGTCACCGTCGCCAATAGCCGATCCCCACTAGCACTCCCTAGCGCGATCAGGCGCTCAAGCTCTTCTAGCGCGCTCAGATCACCCTCCCGATACTGGTTGACGAGCACACCGCTCGCGTCAATCAGATCAATCCCCGTCACAAATCCTTGGCCTGCCGCCGCTACAATCTCCGCCATCTGCGTCGTCGTTGCCGTCGCGCCCTCAATCCGAAAGAGGAGCGACGCCGCTTCCAGTGGGTCCACCCATGCACTACCATTATAGAGTCGTATCCCCCCTCCCCCGTATCCAGCGTCGCCGTCTAACTCAATCAAATAAAAATTCGCCGGGTCCAACACCCCGGTGCGGCTGACACGTAGGCACATGGCGCTATTCATGGCCGTTGTGTTCGCCAACGCGAAGGTCACCCAACCAGCGCTATCGCTAATGTCTGCCGCCGGAATATCCACGGTCTCCAGCGTAGTTGTCGGCGCCCCGCTTGCATAATTCGCCAGCCGCACCCGCACCGCGTCGCTCGGGCTGCCTACTTTGCGCAGCTTGAGTGACACTTTGGCCGCCGTCCAACCCGCTATCGTCGGTGCCGCCAACGGCTGCACTAACTCCTGTCCTACTACCGTCAAGGTAACATTTGCCCCTGGCAGCTCTTGAGTCAGAATACTCTCCGTGCCAATGCCGTGCCCGCGCTCAATTGTGACATTCGGCCCTTCCGCCGCCGCGACCACTGTGCTGCCATCCAGCGTAATGTGGTCACTGTTGCTGACGCTGCCAACGAAATAGAACCCGTTGTTGCTGCCAGCCCCTGTCACCCGGATCAGGTCATTGGCATCGACAAAGCCCAGCGCGTTGGCCACGCTAGATTTAATATCATCCGGCGCCTCGAAGCGAATGGTCGTGGCTGCATAGGTCACCTTATTACGATTCGTTGATCGGCTAATCGTATGCGACCCATTGTTGTAGAGCGATCCGCTGATACGTACCCGGTAGTCGTCTTTGATATTCCCCAGGCGCGCGCCAATGTCGTGGATGCCGGCATTCTCATTCTCAAAGCCAATCGTTGTTGTCGTCAACCCCAGCCCTAATGGCTGGCTCCGGCTACTGCCACTCTCGTGCGCTTCAATCCCCGCGGCATTGCTATAAAATTTCCAGCCCAGCGTTTTCCAAATCCCCATGGCGCCTACCACATCGGGCGCATCTAGGCGCGCCTTTTGGGGCAATTTATAGCGGGCCAACAGCGTATCACGCTTGGCGACCGCCGCCGTCGCATCGACATCGGTCGCTGTGGCCATCCCCTCTTTGGTTCCAAAGCGCGCCACGCTATCCGCATTCTGGGCCCAGGCCGTCACCATCTCCGCCGTGTCCACAGACGAATTCACTCCCGGCATGGTGTAGATCACCCGCCAACGATTCACCATTGTGCGTAGCGAGAGCCCCCGTTGCAACGCCCCACCGGGCAACGGGACATCGACAATCATCCCCCACCATACCGGCGTGCCGTACGGATTCTTGACCACCAAGCGCAAGCCCAGCAATTGCATAAGACTCCACCGATCCTCTGCCGCCACACGCAGGGTACACTCGGCTGGCCCACCCTCTTCTGACCACTGATACCACAGCGGCTCCAGCCGTATCCCCCCAGCCGTCACCGGCGCGCCATTGAGGTCGGTCAACAAAACACTAAAATCACTCATAGCCCCATCCGTCGCGGTCGATACCACATACTCACACTGAACGAATTGTCGACCAGGCAGTTCGTCTGCTCGTACTCCAGCAGATAGAAGCGATTGTTTGCGTTTGGCCAAACAATCAACGGCCCCCCACTAGGTACATACAGGGGCACTCCGCTAGCATGATAGATCTCACTAATACAATCAACCGAAATCGTACTATTGTTGGCAATCTGATAGCCCAACTGATCTAGATCCAGCCAGCTATCTGTCGACGACAGCTGGATAAAATCACAATCGAAATTCGTACTCGCCGCCGACCGGCAAAGTAATACCAATCGCAGCCCGGCGCTCCACGCGGTCCCATATCCGCCTGGTGGCAACGGCACCCGCCCTAGATCCGCAATTTGCCAGCCACCGGCACTCGTCACCCGTACCTCATCGCCACTCCATAAGGTTACCAGTCCCGCGTCATCCCTGATCTCTGGCTTTACATAGAGTGTCGTAGCATAGGGATAAACCCGCGCCAACAACCGAAACCAACGTCCTTTGGTCTTTCCTAGCAACGTTGAGTTCAACGTCCAATGGCATTGCGCGGTTGTGTTCACCCCCAACCGCAGAAAGCTGCCATTCGACGCTGCGCTATCGGTGATCACACTCCCAAAGCCACCAACCCGATTTTCACCTTCTAGGATATGGGCATAATCGTAGCCATCCCATGCGGAAGCAAGATGAAAGCGCCGATAGTTCCGAGCCGCCCCTGCCGTATTCGTCAATGCCAATCGCACCGGTGCCGGCAGGTCGCCTACCACATTGGCCGCCAGCACTGTCCAGTAATTATCCTGGCCCCCATCATCGTGGTTATAGACGGTCACGCCATTGGTGAGCTGCACTTCTTGTCCTTCCCAATAGAAGGCTCGCTCCCATGTCAGCCCGAGCGTCACCATATTCGTACCCGTCCCAAATCGCCTGTGCGCCGGGTCACTGTCGCGCATTGGCCGGCCATGAAAAAGCTCCGAACGATGCGTCTCGCTAAGCGAAGTCTTAGCATATTCTACATAGACCTTGGGGCCACTGCCTGATCGTTGTCGTTCCAACGCAAGGGCGAAAAGCTGACCAATACTCTGCTCCGTCGCTTCTATTTGGCTCGTTGTGCCAGTCAGCACGATCTCTGCCGACTCGGTCACATTGGTGCGCGCAATTCGACTGATCGGCTGGCCATCACGCGCAGCCTGGGTCAGCCGCGCCACATCTACCCCCGGCGTCCGCGGCGCATAGGTACAGCCCAGGATTGTGCTGCCATTCCCGCTCAATTCCACCGTCGTCGCCCCACCCGTCAACCGCAAGATCATCGTCATCCCCACTCATCAATCAAATTAATGGCCAGCTCTAGCGTATCGAAGTAGCCGACCGACAAGCCCATCTTGTCACCCCATCATCTTGTTACCGCGGTCCCTGAGCTTGCCGAAGGGCTACCGCCCACTCGCCACCCGCTTCAGCCGCTGCTCAATCCGCCAGACCAGCTCTTCCATATCCAGCGCACTGTTCATCGATCCCACCTCAATTGAGATCTGCACCGGTCCCATGCCGCCGTCGCCAGCCAACCGCCGATTCGACTGCCCATTCGTCAATATCTTGCTCCCTGCCGGCATCACCGCTAACTCCGGGCCCCGCTCGCCAACCACCCCAGCTGCACCATCTGGCCAGTAACTACGCCCCACCGCACTGCCACCGATAAAGTTGTTGATTGCATCCTCAATATAGTCAGCCCAACTTCCAAAGTCGGGAATATAGCTGGCGAGATCCACCCCATCGACAAACTCGCTCCAAGAAAAGGAGTCAATATCTGGCCATTCCAGTGCTGTAATCCAATCTCCCCAAGCAAATATCGCTGTTACCGCTGGCCAGGCCAGCACATCCAACCATGTGTCCCAGGTAAAGCCAGCTATTGCCTCAGGCCAGGTCAGCGCGGTGACAAATGTGGACCAAGAAAATGTTTCAACCGTCAGTGCAATCGTATCCTTGATCGTCAACCATGCTCCAGATACGGTTTTCTTGAGGTTATCCACCATCGTCGTTACTGTCGTTTGAAACCCTTTAACCTTCTCCACCAAATCATCCAGGCCCATCGCCGTGGCCAGGTCGAGGAACGTATTGACAATCACGCTGCGGATCAACCCAAACGCCAACAGTACCACCGCTCCCAGATTGCCCAGAGTCGTCTTCATATACTCCTCAACCCCACCGACGATCTGCTTCACCCCTTCCCACGCTTCCGCAAAGTCCCCGGTCAGAAGCCCCCTCACGATCTTAACCACCCCATCGACGGTTTCTGCAATCAGGTTAATGACCGCCGTCACCTGATCCACGACTGCCTTAACCACACCCGGCAACGCCTCGAAGACTGCCGCCAATGTGTTAACCGCCAGCGTCGCCACAACGCCAATCGCCCCGCCAATCACTAATCCTAGTGTCGTAATAATCGGCATGAGGGCATCGACCACATTTTTCACTGCATCTTGCAACGCAGTAAATGATGGCCCTAGCTCTCCTAGCCCACTGGTCATATCGCCAAAAGCCGTCTTTAACCGCTCAATGGATGGCTCCAGCAACCCTAACAATCCTTCCCAAGCGCTCTTAATTGCTTCAACCACAGTGGCGGTTATATCACGGATCCCAACCCAGTTATTCGTCCATGCAACACCAAGCAACACCGCCCCAGCCGCAACCAACATGGTCGGACTGAGCAATGCCCCTAGCGCAGCCGACACCGCACCGATAGCTACTGAAAGCAACCCCAAGCCTTGTGCGCCCGCAACTACCGGCAAAATAGCGCCAAGCCCTTCCAGCGCCAAAACAAACGCCTTGTTTGGTCCATCTAACGCCGTGAAGTTCTGCGCCAGCTTCGCCAACCAATCCCACAGTTGTTGCAAGGGCGGCCCAATCGCTCCCCAGGCAGTTTCAATTGCACTTTGGATCGCAGCCCAAGCGGTTGTCGCAAAGCCCTGTAACACTGCCAACCCTACCGGCAGGTTCACGCTCAGCCAACCCCAAAGCTGGCTAAGCAGCGGACCCACTACGCCCCACGCGGTGTTTACTGCCTCCGACACTACTGGCCACACCGAGGCCCACCAGCCCTGCAACACCGTCAACCCCATCGGGATGTTGACACTCAGCCAGCCCCAGATCTGCTGGAGCAATGGCCCAACCACACCCCAGGCCGTGTTCACCGCCTCCGACACTACTGGCCACACCGAGGCCCACCAACCCTGCAACACCGTCAACCCCATCGGAATGTTCACGCTCAGCCAATCCCAGATCTGTTGCAGCAGCGGCCCAACCACACCCCAGGCCGTGTTCACCGCCTCCGACAGCGCTGGCCATACGCTTTCAAAGCGTTCCTGTACTGTGCCTAGTACCTCCGGCAGCGTCTCCTGGAACCAAGTCGCCATCTCCTCCAACAGCCCCGACATTGTTCCCCATGCCGCGCTTACCGCTTCCGAAACTGCCGGCCAAGCCGCCGCAAAGCGATCCTGTACTGTGCCTAGTACCCCCGGCACCGTCTCCTGGAACCAGGTTGCCATCTCCCCCAACAGCCCCGACATTGCTTCCCATGCCGCGCTTACCGCTTCCAAAACTACCGGCCAGGCCGCCGCAAAGCGATCCTGCACCGTCGCCAGTGCCTCTGGCACTGTCTCCTGGAACCAGGTTGCCATCTCTCCCAACAGCCCCGACATTGTTTCCCATGCCGCGCTTACTGCTCCCGAAACGACCGGCCACCCATTGACAAACGCGCTGACGATCTCCTCTAACCCCGCCGGCAGCAAACCCAATGCCTCGTTGGCTTCAATTGATGTCAATCCCGCATCCTGCACCACCGTGATAAAATTGCTCAGCCCACCCCATGCATCGAGGGTCCACCTGACAAGTGGTTGCAGCGCGTCCGGCAGCAAACCTAATGCCTCGTTGGCCTCTATCGACAGCGGGCCGGCATCCGCCAATACCGTAAATAAGTTCTGGAACGCCCCTATCGTCTGATCGAGGCTCGCCAGCGCGGGCTGTAGCACCGCCGGAAAGAGCCCAATACTCTCCTGGGCCTCAATCGACCCAAAGCCGGCATCCTGCACCGCTGCAAAATAATTCGTCAGCCCATCGATCACCTGCCCGACCGGCATCACTATCGCTTGTAGTGGCCCTGGCAGTAATCCTAATGCTTCGCTGGCCTCAATCGAGCCGGCCCCCGCATCGAGCACAACGCTCAAATAATTCCACAGATCACTGGTTACCGTCCGAATCCCGCCAAAGTCGCCGGCAAATAATGCCGCCAGCCCAGCCAACGCGAGCACCACCAACCCAATCGGACTTAGCAGCGCGCCCATCACCACACCGATCTGTCCTATCGCAAAGATCACCGGGCCGGCTACCCCCAGCACGCCCAAGAAGGCCATCACCGCATTGATGATCGGCTGTGGCAGCTCACCAAACTTCGCCATCAGATCCGCCACGCCGCGGATCATATCTCCCATCCCCTGTAGAAAGGGCTGGAAGGCACCGATCATCAAGCTCTCAATCGTCCCTTGGATATATTGAATCGCGCCGGCGAGCCCCTTCATGCGCGCGTTCGCCACCTCCGTCGCCGCGCCAGTCTGGTTGACCGCCCCCATCATATTCTCAAACTCGCCGGCGCCCTCCTTGATCAGAATGTTCGCCGCCCGGATTGCATCCGCCCCAAAGATTGTGGTCAGCGCCATGTTGCGCTGTTCATCGGTCATCCCCGCCGTCGCTGTGCCCAGGTCGGCCAGAATGTCCTGGAAGTTACGCATGGAGCCGTCGGCGTTGTAGACCTGTAGGCCCATTTCGGCCATGGTGGCCGCCGCCTCTTTGGTCGGCGCGGTCAAGCGCATGAGCATAGTCTTCATGCTCGTGCCCGCGTCAGATCCCTTTATCCCGTTGTTGCCCAGAATCGCCAGGCTCGCCGCCAGCTGGTCAATTGGCACCTTATTCGAGCCGAAGACAGAGGCGCTCATGTTGAAGGCCTGGGCCATATCGGTCACTTCCACGCTCGACGAATTCGCTGCCGCCGCCAGCAGGTTGGCTACCCTGGTGGCGTCCTCTGCCGGCAGGCTAAATGAATTCATCGCATTGGCCGTGATCTCTGCGGCCTGTGCCACCCCCAGCCCGCCGGCTGCGGCCAGATCTAGCGTGCCGGCAATCGAGGCCATCACCTCATCGGTGGTCATGCCCGCCTTAGCCAGCTCCAACATGCCTTGGGCGGCTTCTCCGGCGCTAAAGCTTGTCTCGGCCCCGAGCTGGAGCGCCTTAGCATTGATCGCCCCCATGGCATCCGCTGCCACGCCGCCCACCACCTGGATCTGGTTCATGCTCTGCTCAAAGCCCATGGCAGCGTTCAGCCCCGCCGCCGCTACCCCTAGGATCGGCAGCGACAAGGTTGTCGTCATGGTCGAGCCCACGTCGCGCATCGTCGCCGCCAAGGACTTCACGCTGCCCTCGGCTTTGTCCGTGCCGATCAAGATCTCGCCGTACGCACTCCCCAGATTAATCATTCATTCCCACCCAATCTTTTCTGCACTCCTCAAGCGCACGTAGGAGGTGAAGAGCCGACTGACAAGGATTTGTTGTCGGCCCAAACTTTCGATTCGGTGGCACCCACTCGCTCAACAAAAAAGGGCGCCATCCGCTGTTTGCGAATGGCGCCCTTCATGAGCCAACCATCATCCGGTTTGCCCGGTCTTCTACCATATTCCATTTTCGGGGATCACCATCTTCTGGGTCACCCGCCCCGCCAGCGAAGCAAACTCCGTTGTCGGTTGTTTCTCTTCATCCAGCAGCTTCGCCAGCGTGTGCAGGGGCTTGCCCTTATCGTCATGCTCGTTGAGCTTATTCTCAATATAGCGCCCCACCTGTAGGGCGCAGAGGTCAAGCTGATATGCTTCCCAACTCGTCGGCGCTAGCCCCAGATAACTACTTGGTCGTACGCCGTAGCTCACCGACAGCGAATGCAGTCTCCACAGCGCCTTCTTGTTGGCGACGAAAAGGTTTCAACTTTTCGCCTGGCTCATTCGCCCAGGTGAAGATGGCCAGGCGATCAAACATCGGCAGCTCCTTTACCTCCAGCTCTGCCGGGGCCAGGATACAGGCCCCTACCACCAGGTTGATCACCCCGGCGAACTCCTTGAACTCCTCTAGCTTCACCGTCCGCACCTGGCCATTCGGCGTCGCCATCAGCTTCTCAATCTGCGGTTGCAGCGACTGGGGAATATCGCCCTTCTCAGCCAGGTCCATCACCCCCACCCGCTTCACCACAATCTCCAACCCACTCGGCAGCACCGCCTCTTCACCGGCCGCCTGCCGCGCCCGCCATTCCTCTAATTGCATAACTCACCTTTTTATTGATCAGCCCTGTTCATGTCATCAGCCGAACAAGGCTAGTATTACACTCGAAGCGACTACTGAATTTGCCTAAACACAACCCTGGGCAATGCCAAGATTAAGAGGTCGGCAGGTTGGCCGCGGTTTCGTTTTGAACGATATCGTAAATCGCCCCCGCTCCCGGGTCGATGGCGATTCCCGCGCACTTCGTCATGAAGAAGCTAGCGTCTTTGAATTCGCCCTCGATGCCACTGTTCAGTTTGCACTTATTCAATTTCACATGGATATCGTCGGTCGCATTATCGCCCACCGACTTCCCATAGATTTTGAAGTACGGCATGTTGTCGCCGGCATTCGCTGACATCGTCAATGTGCGGTTCGGAGTCGTACCCGCGGACGTGTTAGTCCGCCCGGTCATGATCGCCAGCGCCTCCAGGCTGATGCCCCCAGCCTCAAGGCTCCACTCCACCGCATCCGTGATCGCTACCACGCTCTGCGTCGCATCGTCGCCCCGCATCTCCCCACTTGTCAGCCGCTCCTTAAAGGTCAACGTCAGCGCATTGGGCAGATCAGCTTGCACTGTGCCCCCAATGTTAGTCACCTTCAAGTCCCGAAGCCCAAAAATCTTATCCCCATATCCAGCCATCTCAACACCTTCCTTATGCTATTCCGACGTAACTCCCACTCGAATCACAAGGTCACCCCATCACCTTGTCACCTTGTCATCCTGTCATCCTGTCATCCCTTTAACTCAACACCGCCGCCGTCTCGCGTTGGACCACCTGGTAAACCAGACCACTACCATTTTGCAGCCCGACCCCCGCGCAACTCGTCACTACATACTGTCCATCTCGCAGGGTGCCCTCGATTGCCGTCACCTTTGCATTGAGGATTTGGACGCGTAGATCATCACCGGCGTCCCCGATGCTGCGGCCATAAATCCGAAAATACGGGAACTCATCCCCATTCGCCGCCGTCAACGTCAGCACGCGGTTGGGTGTCGTACCCGACTCCGTAGCCGTGCGTCCGGTCATCCGTGCCCAGGCTGCCAGGCTAATCCCCCCAGCCTCCAATTCCCAGTCTACCCCTACTAGGCGGGTGCTCAGCGCCACTACCTCATCTTCTACGGTGAACTCGGTTGTGGCCAGGCGCTCGGCAAAGCGCAGCATCATCCCCACCGGCAGCGCCACCGCATTCGCGCCGGCACTGTCATAGGTGATAATTTGCCGCATCCCGAACGGCTTGTCCCCATATGCCATGACTATCCCTCGCCCATCATCTCGCCCACTGGGGCATCCGTCGGCGGTTCTGGGTCAGGTGGCTGCACATTCGCCACCACCAGGAAATCCCCCTCCGACATCAGCACTTCCAGTAAGGCCGCATCCTCCACCGTTGCCAAGAAGTCATTGCCTGCGTCCCACACAATGGTCCGCCGTTCATCCCCAATCTGCTCGTCGACAATCCGGCGTCCCGCCTGGCCAGTGTAGCGGAGCAGCGTCTTCACATTTTTCGCCTTCGGCCCTGTCACCTTTTTTGCCATGATCTACTCCTATCGCACCATGTAACAGCTATAGCGGCTCAGCGTCAGCGCACAATCCAACGCTTGGTCCGTCAACCCCAACAGCGTGTTGTTATGCCGAATCTCAAAGGTGCGCCCAGGGCCGACCGGCTGTACCACTTGCCGGTCCAGTAATCCCCGCACCATCAACTCCGCCGCCTGGATCGTCTCGTGCCCAAAGCGCTGATAGAAATAGATGGTGATATAGCGCACCTCGCTCGTACGCAGCGGTCCGAAGGGGGTCGTGTTTTCATATTGCACCAGCGTACAGGGCAGCAGTTCCCGGTTGGCATCAAACGCCGTCGGTGTGTTCTGCCGACTAATTTCCTGCACCACCACGCCATTATGCACCCCGCCTGTCAGCAAGGCCATCAGCGCGATGTTACCCCGCAGTCGCTCAACCGTTGCTGCTATCATTAGACACTCATGACTAATAGGTTGGCCGCCGCGCTACAGTCCACATAGACCTTGCCATCATCCTGCCGGAAGATCGCCGCCAGCGAATAGAGCACTGTTTTCCCCGTCGCCACGGCCACCGTCACATCCGGCACCGTCAAACTCTTCGCCGCATAGGGCGCCGGCGTCGGCACCTTGAACGTATAGGTCGCTACTCCGCCCGTCGCGTTCTTTAACACCACGAGGTCACCAGGGTCATAGTCAAACGTCACCCCGTTGTCAGCCCCGACGCCAAGCGTCGCATACGTCGCGTCGGTCAGGTTCAACCCCGCATTGGGGATTGCCTGCGCCACAATATTCGTCCGCGCCATCCCTCACCCCTCTTAACTGAAAATCTCATTCAGCATTGCATGTAACTCTGGCAGATGGCTCTCGATCGTCCGCATCACTACCGCATATCGCCCACCATTTGCCAGCTCCAAGAAGACCCCGTAATCGATTACCGGCCCATGGCTCAGATAGATCGTCACAATCTGCTGCGCCATGTTGGCCTCACTCGTGCCAAACAACCCACTGCGCGCATTGCCGGTTCGATCCGTCCACGAGGCATCCCGCTTGGCGGCCCCTTCCATGATCGTTGCCAGCCGCCCAGCCACCGCCGCTACCGCAATCAGTACCCGCTCGCCATATTGTTCAATCGCCCTGGCCAGCGCGTCCGGTGGCGTTCGCCAGACCATTGTCGGTTGGGGCATAGAGCCACCCCCATCCTTCCTGTGGCTGCATCTGCCGCGCCGTATGGATCTTTTCGACCACACGCACCCAGCGTCGCCACGTCATACACCACGCTCGGTGATCAATCAGCTGCTCCAGATCTGGGCCGGTTAGGGTAGGAGTGGGACGTGGTTGGTTATGCAATGGCGGTCGCCTCTGCCACGGTCGCCGCCCGCCGGTTTGGCCGTACAAAGACCACCTCGTAAAGAATACCGTCATGGGTAAGTCGGTCCGCCACTTGAATATCCAGCGTCGTCGCCCCCATCACCACCACCGCCGTCGTTGCCTGCGTCGCCCCGGCACTGTCCCGCCGCTGGGCTGCACCCCGTCGCGCAATCCGCATCGTCTGCGCCGCCAACGTGCTGTTGCCCCGGCGCAGCGCCACACTCACGGCATTGTCATCGCGTACCGCCATCAGGTCATTGGCCATGGCCGCCCAATCAGCACTATTCATAAGTCCCATTGGCGGTCCCCTGCATCCCATAGCCCTTGAGCGGCTTCACTGCTGATTGATACTGCTTTAGGAGCCCTTCGGCTTGCTCGCGCATCTTCCCGGCCTGGCCACTCTTGTCCACCATCTCATCGCCGATCTGATACTTCCAGCCCGACGGCGCCATGACATTCGCCTGCGCTTGCAATACCAGATGCTGGGCATAGAGCAATGCAATCCGTGCCCCGTTCTGAGTCAGCCGGGCAAACTCATCGTCCTCATTCAGCATGTATCCTGCGCCATACCGCAAGGTCCGATTCATGCTATAGGTTGGGATAGGCCAGAAGACAATCTGATTGCCCTCGACATCATAGTGCTCTTCATAGTTCGCCGCGACCGGAATCAATCCATTACTGCCGAAGATGATCCCATCCGGGCGCCGCAGACTCTCCAAGCGAATGATGAAGCGGAAGTCTTCCGGTAACTCGTACGCTGCCACCCCAGCGGTGATAGGGAGCAGCATCGTCTTAGTAATCGGCAGATCGCTGCTCAACTGTGCCAACGCATCATGCACCATCTGCTCATAATCATCTGGCACCCCATTCAAGGCCGGTACCAACCCTTCTAACCGGGAGACCATTGTCGCTAGACTCACACCCATTAGCGCTTCCTTTTCGGCTTGGAAGCAGCTGCTTCTACCGCGACTTCGCCGGCCGCCTCGCCATCCTCATCAGCGCTAGCCTCATCGATAGGCGCATCATCCGTGCCAGTCTCGCCGGCATCATCAGCACTAGCCTCATCAGCCGTGGCAGTCTCGCCAGGAGTCTCGCCACCCGCCACCGGCAACACCACAATCTGCTCCCCAAAGGCCACCAGCGCCTGCGCCAGCTTCTCATCAATCTCGTGGATCTCGTCCTGATACCACGCCTTGTCCTGGACAATGATTGACGCCGTGCCCTCATATCTCACGCGTACATTCGCCATCTCGCCTCCCATCTGTTGTGATCTGGGTCGTCAATCTCTTCTCTCCACTGCAAGAGATTGACGACCCCTCGGCCCTTGGGCGGGCGCCCGTTGGGGTACGAAGTGCCGACTGACAACAGAAGCTTGTCAGCCGGCACCCTTCACCCTTAGGCCACCTTCATGTAGGCGCCCTTCTCAGCTACCGGCACATCCGTGCCGTTGAATTCCTCAATGTAATACTGGTCTGCACCTACCAACTGCCCGCTGCTGTAACTGGGGAAAGGCCCCTTGAGCTGCATCGGTTGATAGACCCGGTGCATCACCAACTCCCGGTTGGCGACCATCACATAGCCGTCGCCGAACTCCGGCGTCGCGAAGATCGGCAAGCCCTTGACGCTGCCGGCATAGCCCGCCGCCGTCAGGACAGCGTTCGGGAAGCCATCACGGGTAAAGCCGTCCCAGTTGCTCAGACGGTCGGCGTTGGTTTTGCTCATCACAATCGCCGTCGGCATATAGAAGCGGTTTTCCACCTTAACCTTGGTCACGCCGATCTTCGCCACGAACTGCTCGACCGCATCGCTGGCGCTTGTCCAAGTCCCGCCGCTGTTGTTGGCCTGGCGCAGACACGCTGTCAGCCCCTCATACAGGATGTCCTTGTCAATCTTGCGCCGTACCAACCGACTCAGATTGCCCAACGTGCGCCCAACCGCGTCATAGCCCAACTGCGAGCGGCTAAACACAATCGCTTCATTGCTGATCTCCGTCGCTAGCCGATCTGCCGCAATGTCCAGGGTGATAAAGCTCAGCGTATTCTTCGCCCGCTCAATCGCCGCCATCTCCCCCTTGCGGAAGGCGTCATAGACATAGTCAATGAGCAGCGACTGATTGTTGGTGGTCGTGCCGGTCGACAGCGTCATGATCTTGCCGTCACCATAGTCAACCACATAGTCAGTGCCCTCAACATACGTGGTGCTCGCGCCGCTGTTAGTCAACACTACCGTGCCGGGTCGAATGCGCTTCTGGGCCAACTGTACCCAGGTGTTATGCACACCAGTGACCGCTGCATCGGTAACCGTCGGGGCCGCGCCACTCTCGCCGGCATAGGTCTCGAAGTAGAGCCGCATCGGGCTGCCGTCGGCAATCCCGAAATCAAACACGTTGGCCGCCACCAGCTCGGGATACGCCTGCTCAATGATCGTGCGCATGACGCTGTAGGGCAGGTTTAGGTCACTCGTCTGTTCCGCCTCTTCAAACTGGCGCGCTTCCTGCACCAGCTTCGACTTGTACAGCTCGTCATAGCGCTGGAGAATGCGCTGCGTGTACATCAGCGCCCCGAAGTCCGCATTGCGCAGATCGCGCCGCGTCCCGTTGGCCGTGCGAACCAGGCTCTCATTCAGCTCCCAGGCCGCCTTGGTGTACTCGGGCTGCCCCGTCTCACGCTCAAAGACCGGCCCCAACACTCGCACACCGCTGCCCCCCATGCCGGCCAGCTTCGCCGCGCTCAACAGGGAGTCCCATTCCTTGGTCTTCGTCTCGACGATGGCGAAGATCTCTTCCTGCTTGGTCGGCTTCTCAGCCCGCACCGACTCAATGAATTGCCCATTGAGCTTGCCATAGGGCAGATTCTTGCAGGCCTCTTGAATCTGCGCCTCGATTGCCTCCGCGTGCTTGCGATCCTCAAGCTCGCGCTGTGCCTCCATCATCTCCTGGATCGATTGCTCCAGCCGCGCCGGGTTGATGCCCATGGTGGCCGCCAGGGCCCGCTTGTCCGCATAGCCCAATTTGCCAACCACGCTTTCCACCAATTCGGGGTGCGCCTTCAGCAGCTCCTCTAACTTCTCAGGATTATCCTGCAACTGCTTCAACATCTCTTCCAGTGTCATAGCCTTCTTCGGTCCCTTTCCGCTCGCCTGAGCGTTAACAGCCTTCCCTGCGGCCTCTGCTGCCTGGCTCTCCATCAACCGCGCATTCGGGTCGGATGGATTCGCCACCGCGTCATAGCCCGTAATCTCCAAATAAGTCACTTCGTGGACCTGCTGCCCGCCTTCCTCGACGAGCTTATAGTCCCCATAGCCCCGCTGCGACAGCCGAATCGGCACCCCATTCTCCGCCAAGACTTGCAGGTCCCGCCCCTTCGACGTAGGAAGGATGACGCCCTCTAACAGCACTTGCCCCGCTGCATTAAGAGATGCCGCCTCCCACTTGAACACCGTCTCCAGAATGTTCGCCCTGCCCCCCTTGTCGGATGGATGCTCCGCTTCGCCGGTGAGGATGTATCGCCCCTGCCCAGCACTCTCATTTAACTTAGAATTCAAGCGAGCCACCGCGCCGGCCAATACCGCCCGACGATAGCGCCGCCCATTCCCATTCACCACATCGGCCGTAATGCCGATGGCGCGTACCCGGCGCGCCCCGTTCCCGCCAGTCTCGACCATCGGCACCAACCGCTGCTCGATGGTTTCCACCAACCGTTGCCGCTGCCCGTTACCCTGGCTCTGGCTTTCCGCCATCGGCTCGTAGAGCTGCACCACCTTTACTTCCACGGGGGCGCCAAACGTGTATCCGCCTTCAGTCGCCGTCCAAGGGATCTCCCAGGCGTGCTCCTCATAGCGACCATCCATCTCCAGCCAGGAATAGGCAATCACACGGTCACCAAAGGTCCACGCCACGTTCAATTTGCCGATGGGCTTCTTATCCCATGCGTTAAGCGCCTTGGTCAGCTGATCCCGCAGCGCCTCATAACTTTGGTCATTGCGCACCGCCTCGATCAGTACCTGGCCCAACCCAAACCACCGCAACAACGCCTCAATAAACTGCTGCTCCGTCTTCATCTTTCCGACTACCTCCCCAATCAAATAGGGCGCCATTCGTCCCCGTCACGAATGGCGCCCTATCACGAGCCAACCAAATATATAGATTTATCGACCAACAACAAATGGTTGTCAGCCCGGTTTATTGCTAAAAGTGATTAGTGATTGTTACATCCGGCGGCGCAAACAGCATATAGCCATGATCACCAAGCGCCAGGATGAAGCCACGCTCGATTGCCATCTTGGCAAGGATCACAAGCACGTTGTGCCCAACCGTCCCATGATTGCACTCTTTGTGATAGATCAGCGCATGCTTGATTTCCGTCAGCTCTCGATCAGTCAGTGTCAACATGTTTCCCCTACCAGCTCTTGTAACCGGCGCTGCGCATAACGCTGCCGTGCATCTTGCCCAGACATGGCCGCCATCTGCTGTAACAATTCGAGCCGTTTTTCCGGTGTTGCCTTCTCACGTAGCACGCAGTCGCTTACCTTTGCCTCACCTTCCGGCCATCCACACCATGCAAGATAGTCGCCTTGTACATACGCCACGACCCAATCTTCATTACTAGGTGTGTGGTGAACAAAGTCGCCCGTATCAATAAAGTGGGGGCAATTCCGATGATCTTGCTCACCCTCTATATTGCATCCAGTGTCCTGTGGCCAGCAGATTTGCTGTAGACAACCCTGCATAGATCACTCATCTCCATTTTCGGTTGGCACTGCTTGAACATCCACATCCTCATTCAGCACAGCCACAACATCGCCTTGCACCTCGCCGGCCTCCATCGCCAACACGAACTCAGCATATTGCTCATCCATCCCCAAAGCGACCAAGGCCGCCACGGCATCACTGTGGCCTGGCTGTTCGCCGTCGGCGCCAATTACTTTTGCCACCCTAACCCCCGGAACACATTGTCAATCGCCGTCGCAATCGGCTGAAAATCTTCGCTCGCCCACTGCCGTTCGCCATACATTTGGTCTTTACGTTGATTCTCAATCTGCGCCAGCATCGTCTCATTGCCGCTACGCGTCGCCACATATTGGGCATAACTTCGCGCCCACATCTCACGCTCGCTCAATAAATAGCGTAGATGGGTAGGGCTGGGAGCCGTATTGTAGGTGAGCTGCTGCCCATTTGCGTTGGCGACTGTTACAGTGGCTGCGTAATTCTCCGGTCGCGCAAATTTGTCCTGTAATGTCTGCACAGCCTGACTGGCTTTGACAACCTGTCGCCACTCCTGTAGCAGTGGTGATGACTCACTTGCAAATTTACCTGCCTCACCTATCCCCATATGATCAAGGAAGTGGCCAACCTCATGGGCTAAGGTCGATTGCAGATGATCGCCTTTGCCATTGATCGTGATATCACGCGGCCCACCGCCAGCAAAGTGCGTATATTGCCCGTACGCCTGAATGTTGCTCTGTGTCTTAACTGGGATTTCCGGCAACGTACCGTCACCATGCACAGCATCTATTGTCTCTAACGCCTCTTTATAGGCACGCGCATATTTGCCACTGGTTGGCGTATTAAGCACCCGACTCACTGGTTCACCTGCCGGCTGGATTGGCCCCAGTGGCTGCACCACTGGGGCTGCTGACGAGGCTGGCGATGTTGGCGCTACCGTTGGGCGCACCGGCTGAGGCGGCGGTTGTGTTGGCGGTACTGGTGCCGCTGGCGGCGTCGGGGCTGCACTTCCACCACGCAACCTTAGCGCCGCGGCATGACCATCCCCGCTCATGCTCATCCATAGTTCCAAGCTATCCGCAATCGTCATCGCCCACGGTAGCGGCTGTGTTGGCTGAATCGACCCCAACCAACCTTGGTACTCATCCAGGAAGTCATTATTACCGGCCAACCATTCGCGCGTCCGCTGCGCAAACGCTTGGTCATCCATCACCACGTACTCTTCATAACAAAGGCAATTTGGGTGGGCTGGAATCACCACATCCGTCACCGGGTACGGCCCACCTTCAGCCAACCCATCGCACACATCACTAACCGGGTGTTGGGGACTCAGCCGCACTTTCTTCCCCGTCATCCAGGGCGAATGCCTGGCGATCTCAATATGGTTATAGACATTTGCATACTGGATCTCGGTCCTGGCCAGCCGTAGCGCGTTGTAGGCAATGCCCCGCCCCCGGTTCTCCTCCCCACGCAATAGCCCCCGCTCATCATTCATCCGCTCGCTGGGCGTCATGCGGTATAACCGGCTCGATGTCCATCTCGGCAAATCCTGGTTGGCCCCTAGTTGCTCTTCCAAGCGCGCTGCCAAATCATAGGCATTCGTCCGCTCGGCAAAGGCCGTCCCCACTGTCCCCTGAATCTGCGCTAGGCCGCCATTCTCCAGCCGCCAGATTCGTTGGCTTAGGTTCATGCCATCCGGCATCGTCCGCGTCGACGCTGCCTCCAATGCCCGCGCCCGGCGATCTTGCCACAGGTTGATCAGCGTCCCCATCTCCGCTGGCGACAGGTCCTCTTCCAACAGGCCATTGACGCTCTCTTCAAGGGGCGGGACCAACTCCATAAAATGATTATGGCGCACCACTAGCGCCCCAAAGGGAAGGCTGCCAGCCTGCTCCCTGGCCGCCGTAAACAGCGCGGTCCACTCGCTCATGGCGGCTTTCCAGCGCCCTTCCATCAGCGCTGGCAGCCCGGCCAACTCAGCCGTACCCACCATGCCATCCGCCGCCGCCCGTCGGCGCACCTCGCCGCCCAGCCACGCCTGGAACGCCCCGATGATCCGATGCGTCTCCCCCTGCATTCGCAACGTCAGCCGCATCAGCGCCACATGTTGCAGCCGGTCAACCTCATCCAGGCCGATCTCGCTTAATTGCACGGTCCGCCCTTCCCGCCGCCATACACGCGCACAACACCACCGTCGTCGCCGCCACGCTCAATCCCACCAGCCCCACCACACACCATAACATCTCGCCCTCAATGGTCGCCATTGACGGGCGTTGCTCGTCAACGGCTCCCCACATCCGGTATGTTCCCGGCCACCCGTGCCAACTCATCCACCATCCGCGCCTGCAGGGCCTGCGTCGCCAATGCCACATCAAAGTCCGGCACAAAGCGCCCAAACAGCTGGAGCAACGTCGGGTCATCAAAGAGCCCTGTCGCCCGCAGTGCCGCCAACCCAGCCGCCGCCTCTTTCAGTCCCACCGCCGTCAGCGGCTTCTTATTGCTCCAGTTCGCTGACCAAGTCAACCCCTCTGGCCAGATTCCCTTGAGCAGCCACTGCCGCTCGATCAACGGCTTTACAAATTGGGCGGTCACCCAGCTGCTGTACTGCTCTTTGCGTCCATCATATTGTTCCGCCTGCTTGTCGAGCACATCCCGATTGAGGTCCTGCCCATAGCCCAACAGACTCATCGGCACCGGCGACGCCACCCACCAGGTGCGAATATGGTGGATCACATCCTCAATCTCACTCAAGCGAGCGTCACCCTGCAGGGCCTGAATCGATGTGCGCTTGTTGGAGAAGAAGTCAGCCACCGCGGCAAACGGATCATTCAAGACCGCCTGGTTGCGCTCCTTATAGGCCAGGATGTCCCCCTCACTGGCATCCTCCAGGGAGTGTACATACTTCATACCCGCCCGCGTCTTGCGCCGGATCGAAATATCAAGCTCGCCTTCACTCAATCGCTTAAAGCTCTTCCTGGCGCTGGCGAACACCGGCCGCCCATACCGCCGATTGCTCCGACTGCCCCCGCGCGCATGGATGATCTGCCACTCCGCAAAATAGACCGCATCTGCCGGCGGGTTGTGGCCGTTATACCACTGCTCGCTCCAGAAGAAGGCCCGCGCCGGATCATAAAATTTATCGAACTCATCCGACCACCGGTGCATCTCCAAAGTCGGCTTGCGGCTCACCTCCACAATATCGCCATCAGCATTGGCGCCCAGCTCAAGGAAGGTGTCCCCATCGTTGAGGGTCTCCCGTACCCAATCTTCGCCATTGTCCCAGAAGCCGATCCGCTCCAGCATCTCCTCTGCAATTGCCCGCGCCTCTGCCGCCCGCCGGCCGCTCACCTCCAGCGTAAAGCCATCCTTGATTGCATCCGCCGCCAGTGTGTCCACCACGCCCTGAGCGCGCGTGTCAGACTCGTACATGGCGCGGCAATCCGTCACCACACTGCGCCGATCCATCTCGATCTGGAAGAGGCGCATCTCGGCCATGGGCCGCGGTGGCGGCGCTACCAAGGTCGCCACCGCGGCCACGACCGTCTCCCGTCGTCGGAATATATTTTGAAAGCGCAGAATCAGCGACGCCATGACCTATCCTTATTGCAGCAACGCAGAGAGCAATTTTGCCGCCTGCGAAAAGTCAATCCCCGATAACTGCATGATCAACACAACCAACCCGATTACTGCCACGCCTATCGCCAACGCCGCCCACGGCCCGTGTTGTTGATAGACCGTCTCAATCCACGCCTTGATCGTCCCCATCGTCATCCCCCCAACATCGACCGACAATGAAAGATTGTCGGTCGAAAATCACTCGATCCCGCCCACAAAAGGCGGGGAAATAAAAAGGGCGCCATCCGTTAAAAACGAATGGCGCCCTATCACGAGCCAACCAGCAAGGTATTTGATTGTGCGGCAATTAGGTGACCGGTCCTCTGACCTCGGCCCGCATCAGTTGGCGCAACGCGGCCAGCTCTCCCCGCAGATCCTCATCATCCGGCTGTAACCGGATCTGAATCTCGACTGCTTTGATCCGCTGCCGAATTCGCAGCCCTTCTGCGGTGATATAGGCCACATAAAACCAACTTCGACAATGGGGACAGCGAAACCGCTGCTCCGCACCACCACCAGAAACCGGCCGCTCTTTCAGATCAGGGACGAAGGGTTGACTGCACTTATCGCAAGTGACTGATCGCTGCTCGCCCATTCGCCCTCTCTCTCTCGGCTGCCTTCCTAGGGGCCAAGACCGATTGTTTGCGGATGACTTCAGCGATTACATCGCCACCCCGTCCCCCATGCAAGACCACTTGCCACGGCTCGTTACTCTGCAACAATGTCGGCATCGTCGAGCGCACCCAGCTTATCAACGCCTCAAGCTCATCTTGTGCCATTCTATCACACCCCGTCAATTGGTTCAATCAACTTCAACTAAATAATTGAGCGATCAGCTCACGCGCAACCACCTGACTCGATGTGGCATTGGCGTCACTCTCCGCCGCCTGCATATGGACCAGTGCTTGCGTACACGCATCCACATCGTCATCGTTGGCCAGATTCGGGAAGCCCGCGCAGCTGGTGATAAAGCCATCTACCCAGGAGAATAGCGCCGGATGGGGCAGATAGACATTGCCGGCCTCTACTGTCGGCTGCACGGCATAGGCCCGGCTAATTTTGCCCCCTTCCGGCTCTACCCCAATCAACCCGCTCACCTTATCCTTGAGCAGTGCGATCACCGCCGGCCCATTCGCTTTGTCCTCAATTAGTTTGCGTACTGCCTTGGGCCACTTCGCCGTCAAGCGCAAAAGCTGCGCAATCGTCTCCACCACATCTGCTCGCGCCAGATAATAATCGAGCAAATACTTATTCGCCTGGCTACGCCCCCACACCTGCCCCGCCACAAAGTCGCTCGTCGCTTTATCCTTAAACGAGCAGTCCCAACTCTGCAATAGCTCATCGAATGTCGCCGGCAGCTCCACCGCCTCGATTTCCAGTAACGATCCATCCGCCAATTTCACCTGCACCGCCGGCATCCGCACGCCCACCGGCCGCCAGTAGCGCCACCATACCTTCTTCAGAATCCCACCTTCATCCGGCGCCGGGCGCTGTTGCAACTGCCCAGCCACGGCATAGCTACTCATGCTGCTCTTCAGATCTTTCAACGCTTGTGGGGTAAAGCGCTCCTTCCACAACAACTCGCCCAGTGTCTGTCGTGGATCCTGCCAGCCAATCGCCGTCCGTGCCTTGCTCCCCTCATACTCTGCCGGCAGACAAAGGTGCTCATAATGTTGACCATCCGTGGCCATCTTCTCCTCTAGGTGACCGGTGAGATCCTGCTCGTGCAGCCGCTGCATAATCACCACCTTGGCCACCAACTGCGGATTGTTGCCACGCGTGGACATCGTGTTGTCCCACCAGTCATTGACCGTTTCCCGCAGGGTCGCGCTGTGGGCATCCGCCGCTTTCATCGGATCATCGACCACAATGAAATCGCCGCCTTCACCGGTCGCCATCCCCCCAACGCCGGTGGCCAATCGGTATCCCGTCTTATTGTTCTCAAAGCGGGTCTTCTGGTTCTGATCGCCCGCCAGCTGGAAGATCTGACCGAATCGCGATTGATACCACGGGTGCTGGATAATCCGCCGACATTTCAACGAGTCCCGAATCGACAGATTTTCTCCATATGAGGCAAAGAGCCACCGACTCTCAGGACGAAAGGTCCAGGTCCAGGTGAACCAGAGCACGGCTACCAGCAGCGACTTCATATGCCGTGGTGGAATGTTGATGATCAGATTGCGAATCTGCCCAAAGGTTACCGCCTGCAAATGCTCGGCAATTGCGTCGATGTGCCAGCCATGCACATAGGGTTGCCCTGGCTCAATAATCGGCCATGCCAACCGCCCATACTCCACCAGACTGCGTTTGCAGAGCTCCCGATCTATCTCAATCAAATCAGGTAGTTGTAGCGACACGCCCCACCATCTCTCGCAATTGGCGCAGCTCCTCAATTGACAGTTTGCTTAGATCCTGCGCTGGCGGGATCAGCGGCTCGCCTTCTGCCCCTGTCGCCTCGATTGTCGCCTTCGGCTTATACAAGCCAGTCATCTCCAAAAACAACTTCCGATCCTGATGTGCTTTGGGATCTGGATCACTGGCCACTGCCGTCAACGCGATCATTACATCGGGCGCATATTCCAATAGCCGCCGGGTCAACCGCTCCTTGAAGCGCGTCTCCAGTGCCGGATCTTTACGGCGCCAATGGCGGATTGTCGCTGTGTTGCGTAGCCCTAGTTGGTCAGCTAATTCTGTGATCGTCTTTGGTTGGCGCAATGTTGCCGGCAGCGAGGCCCATGCCTCATAGGCAGCCTTTCGCCAATCGCGAACAAGCCGTGTTTTGGGACGCCCTTTTTTGTCCTTGACAATCTGCCCCTTCTCATCAAGGATCACTTCCCGTTCGCTGAGGAGTTCGTCATAGAGAAAGCGGAACTCTTCATAAAAGCGCCGCTGTATGGTATCTTCCTTCCCTTCCTCCTTGCGTTCCTGCAATCCGTTTAGCCACGCTTCAAACAGCAGCTTTGCCTCACGGCTTTCCGCTTGCCCTGGGGCATTGCCTGAGGCCGTGAAGCCAACCTCGTCTTCGCCCTCGCTACTCATCTGCCCATTCCTTGATTTGCGGAAAACACTCCCGGCGCAACGCCTCATCATAGAGCGCGAACAACACCACCCCTGCCAATGTCGCTACGCCCAATCGCATATAGATCGCGGTCAGATGGGATCGTACTGTATTCGGCGAAATCACGAGCTTCTCGGCGATTTCCCGCCGGGTGGCCGCGCCACGACATACCACCTTCACCACTAGTAATTCCGCCACTGTCAGGCGATGATAGGGCGTCCGGCGCGTTCGTTTCGCGGCTCTATGACCAATCTTGTTCTGTTCGACCCCCATGCTGTTACCGCTCCTTATAAAACCGGTGCTGCCCAATCTGACACAGCACCGTCATCGCCTCTGCCCATGCCGGCGGCACCGGCATCCACGTTGCATGGAAGTGTGTCGCCCCACCGGTCGGATCTGGGACATCGCCCGCCAACACCCGCGCCGCTAACTCCTGAAAACTAGCCCCAATCCTAGGGATCGTCGGTCGCACTCCCTGCCCCGTCGTAAACGGGTTGAACCAACTGAACTGCCACGGCTTCAAGATTACTTTATGCACCGTGCTGCCATACCATCTAACGATCCGTCGCCGGTTAAGAACGACATGCGCCACCGCAATCTGCCCCTGTACCGGCTCCCCTCGCGCCTCACTCCAGATCAATAGCGCCAATAGATCCACTTCTTTCCACGCTTCAAATTCCACGTCAACCACCTCCAAATTGACCGCACAGGAAGGCCGCCATCAAGCGCAACGCCACACGCGTGGCAAATCTATCAGCGCTTTCCCTGTCACCGCGCTACGCCCTTCCTATGGCCCTACCTCTGGCGCAATTTCCTCATCTTTCCCGTGATCGCCCACCGGTGCAGCCTTCAAATGAAACTCTACCCGGATCCGATCCTTGCGCCGTACCTCCAACACCTTCGCCTCCAGCAATGCCCATACCGTATCCTTCCGCAGCGCCTTCCCCCACGCCCGCGCCGCCGCCGCCGAAGAGAAGCGATAGCCCGTCACTCCACTGCGAATTAGAAATGCCTGCTGCTCACGCAACACCCGCGCCAATCGCCTCTGCGCCGGCGACAAATGAACGGTCATATGCACCCCTAAGGAATCAACCCCTTACCCTGCAATTCATCGAGCACACTCTGATAGCCAACCGACTCTTCCCCGAGAATGCCTTTGAGCGTAACCCACGCTCTCGAATGCAGCCGCACCTTGGGCAAGTTTGTGGCCAACCACGCCGTCATATCCCACGATCCCGTATACACCCGGCTTGCCCCCATCCAGTCTGCGACCATCTCACGCACGTAGATCGCCGGCATCTCCATCACCCCGCTTTCTACCGATGACCCTTTGGGCGAAAAGCCATCGGCGAAGATCCAGTGCTGCCAGTGATGCGGACCGAGGGCATAGTTGCCCGCCTCACCATATTCTTTGATGAGCTGCCGCAACCGTTCAGCACATGCCATGACTTTGCAGCGCTCATCCTCAGGCAGTTGATTAATCCCGCTATTCATCAGCAGCAGGACCATTTTTGCATCGTCCACTATCCGCTCCTTTCATGAATGTAATACCGACCGACAACAAACACTTATCAGCCCTAGACTGTGGTATCACCCCTATACCATATAGGTTCGTGCCTTTCCCGAAGGCTCTCCAATATATATCTCTCCATCCACGCCGTCGGCATCACCGCCCAACGCTGGCCATCGGTCCGCAGATCCAGCCACAGCCGCGGCGGCGACTGCATACAGGCATGAGCGACCGTAGGGCCAAATACCTCGCCACACCACTCACAGATCGCATCCGGCGCCGCCGGCGGCGACTCGCCGTAGACATACCACCGCTGACCATCCAGCACATCGCAATCGGTCAGGGCCAGCTCGAAGGTAATCGCCCGCCCCTGGTTGCTCATTCTAAAAAGCTCCAGCAACAGATGCGCCCAGTGCCGCTGCGTCTCCGTACATGGACCCACTGGCACCACGGGCACCACACCCACCGGATAGGTCGCCGCCGCGATCCCACCACCCAATACGCTGGGCAGCGACATCTCCACAAACCAATAGAGCCGTGACAACTCGTCTGCCTGGATCGCCCCGTTGATAATCTTGTTCTGCCATGTTCGTGTTTGTGTTCTCATCGATCTTGCCGATTCTCTAGCCAAACCAGGAACAGGGCAGCCCCCATCCCGGCGACAAAGGCCAGAGCGTAGGATAGTGCCTCGCCAATCAAATTACCCGCCATTGTGCATCACCTCACACGGCGCAATCAGGATCGACCAATACCAACCGTACTGGCCACCAGCCGCCACCGCAACGCCAATCTGCGTCTGTCGCTGGAAGAACTCACCGCGCCCAAACAAATGATCACTGTGGCTCTTGCTGCGCGCCAGCGCCTCGAAGATTGCCCGCGCATCGGGCGACCCCGCCGCAATCGACTCGATGTTGTTGCCGGCACCATAATCCGCCGGCAGCACGCAGCCCGCCCGCCGAGCGTAATCATTAGCCCACACCCCATTCCCGTCACAATGCCCCCATGGCCCCGTCACCAAGGCCGCCGCCCGCGACGCAGCTGCGTTAACAAGTGTCCGGCAACAGTTTAATTGTGGCCGCTCCTGGCGCTCATCCTTGCTCAACAACTGGTAGAACTCATACGCCGCAGTATGACCAAAACACTCGGCCACGCGATTTACACCCGCCATCACCAATGGTAGGTAGACGGCGCCCCGGGCTGTCTCGCCGGTTACTGGCCCATCGCCCATGATCACCGACAGTCCGGCAACGTCAGCTTTGCGCAAATTCATAGGACCTCCGAAAGCGTGAAAATCGTGTGTTCACTTAGTGGAAAATGGCGGCGACCGCCGCCTATTCCTCCCCGCCCGCAAATCACGACTACACGAATGTCTATTAGAGTTCACCCTCTAATTGTTTCAGCCAACTGGTCATCTTATTTTGCCATCCTTGCAACGCTGCTACCTGTTGCTGCAAGGTCGCCACTTGGGTCGACAAGTCTTTATTACCGGTCAGAACTTTTGTTTCCGCATTACTCGCCGGCGTCGTTTTTTTTAGCTGGCGGTGACTCATCCTCCACGACAATCCGTGCAACCCATGTTGACCCTGCCAATGCCATCCCATCCAGCGCCGATTCTGGGATGGCCTCTACCGCAAAGGTATCATCAAGCAGCGCGCCAAATTCCTTCTCAAAGGCTGCCTTGTCGGTGAGATCATCGACGGATTGGGGGGGCACCACCTTTCCCTCCGCGTTCGTGGGCGAATAATATTCAATCAGCCGCTTGTGCTCGGCGGTGACCTCTTCGACTTGCTGGGTCAGCGTCCGTTCGACCCGGCGCAACAATTTCGCCTGTTCCCGATTCACCCGCTGCCGCAGAATATCATTCAACGCCGCCACCGCCGGCGCCGCCACCGCCGGCGACCCCGAATACACATCACTGTTTTTTAGAGTAACCATCATCCCTCACTGTTCTATTAACTTACTGATTTACTGACCAACACTAACCTACTGTGTCGCCGTCATCGCTGCCTGCCAGGTCATAGCCAGCGCCTGCATCTCCTCCATGGCCGTCTTGCGCGCCTCGGCGGCCTTTTCCGCCGCCATCTGATTGATGGCCTGCGCCGTCGCCGTGCGCACGGTTTGCTCGAAAATCCGGCGTACCGCGCTCTCCGGGTTGGGGCTGCCATCCGGCAACGTGGGCGACCAGCCATCAGCCTTCGCCGCGTACTCCACCAAGGCCATCGCCGCCTGCGGAATCTTCACCTCAAAAACCACAAATTCTTGCTCTGCCATAAAGCCTCCCTATGATTTGAGCGCTGCCAATTCAGCGCGTAACTCACGAATCGCCTGCACCAGAATCGGAACCATTCTAGCATAATCAACCGAGTAAGCATCGGCTGTCTCGCTACCGTCCCGACCAACATGCCGCCACCGGCTGATCAACTCTGGGAATTCCTGCTCGACTTCCTGCGCCACAAAACCCACCTGCAACTGTGGCCGGCCACCGTCGTCGAGGAACTGTTCATACCCAGCATAGTTGCGCCGCCAGTAGAAGTTATAGGTCCCAATCCGTTCCAATCGATCTAGCACCGGCACCAGTGGCGTCAGCGCCTCTTTGAACCGC